CGCCCGCCGTGCCGGTCCGGGTCGACCTGGGCCTGCGCCCCGATGAACGTGCACACCGTCTTCACCTGCCATTCGGCCAGGCGCAGCCGGGCTACGCTGTCCCGTTCCCGGCGGGCGCTGATGGCCTCCGCGATCTGCCTGAGCCGGCAGAGCGGGAGGCCGAGGATGTCAGCGTCGCGCCATCCGTACTCGGAGCTGATGAGGTCGAAGGCGGTGGCGAAGGCTCCTGCGAGGCCAGCTGCTCGGGGCCCGGCTCCGGTTCCGGCGGCTCCTTGTCCTGCCCGGTCCGGCGGAACAGGTCCATCATGGCCTCCAGCCGTTTTCCCAGGGCCTGCAGCTCCGGCGCCTCCTGCCGCACGATGACCTCGATGAGGTCCAGCGTGTCGCCCAGTTCCGGGTTGAACAGCGCCTCGTTGAACCCCTCCCAGGCGGCGGCGTTGTCTTCCTTCTCCTGCTTGGTCAGCTGCGAGTCCGGCTTGTCGGCCAGGCCCGCGGGCTTGCACATGGACTGCAGGAACGTGATGGCCTCGGACTCGGCGTCGGGGATGCTCATCAGCACGAGCATCAGGAACCGCTCGGTGAACTGCTCCGGCTCGTCGCGGAAGTTCAGCCGGGTCAGCGCGGGCCCGGCGCCGTGGGTGAGCACCCGCAGCAGCCGGAAGAACTGCCTGGTCCTGAGCCTGACGACCTCGACGGGGAATCCGGTGGACAGCTTGACGGTGACAGGCTGCGGGTCGAGTCGCTCCAGCTCGCTCTCGTCCGGCATGCGGGCCTCCCGGGGCCTCTAGACGTTTCCCCGGCTATCGACACCCGGCTGCGGGCTAGACGATGGTGCCGCCGCCGGCGCCGAACGGCTCGGCGACGAACGCTCCGGTCACGCTGCCCGGCCAGGAGACCAGCCGGCCGATGGATTTCGGATAGGCAGCGGGCAGCGCCCCGCCTATTTCATTGACTGCCGAGAAAAGCGCCCGGCCTGCAATTGAGCAGGACAATCCGGTCTTATAGCTCGGACCGGTGAAGTTGAAAGGCTGGAACTGGACCGCATACAAAACGAAGTCCAATGTCCTGACTTGACCGCCCGCATCCTTTGACGGGACACGAATGGCAAGAGGCCAGGTAGGCTGGTTCATAGACGCCAATGTCCAGAGCGGGATCGCGTAATAGTCTGCGCCCGCAGCGCCCGAGGAGGTGACCGTCGTCCCGGTGATCAGTGCAATTGTAGAGAAGGGGATAAACCCTTCTTCAATTGTCACGTTGGCGAAGTTGATCCAGAAATGCTCGCTCAGGACGACATCATCACCGGTATTTTCAAAGTTCCCCTGGTCGGTGCTTATCGTACCGTTTCTCACGCCGTAGACCGTAGAGGCCTCCGCGCCGGTCGTGCCGCTCAGGATGGCAGCGTGGCTGAGGCTGAAGCCCTCGAAGGGGGTGCCCGGATACGAGCTGCTGAGGTTGGCCATGCCCGCGTGCCCTCCTGGGTCGGCGAGTTGCGTCAGCCTGGATAATCGGCCGGCTACGGGCAGCCGGGCAGTTGCAGCTGCGCAGGGTGCTGGCCGAGCGCGAACAGCTCGGCCAGCTGCCGGTCGTCGATGACGCAGACGTCGGTCTGGACATGCCGGACGACCATCAGGACCTCCAGCGACCAGACCGCGGCGCCGCCGAGCGCGCAGCCGACGATGACGGCCGTCACGACGGCCACGGCGAAAAACCACCATGGCGGCCCGGCCCTCAGTGCGTGAGGCGCAGGTGCAGCCACACCGTCAGGAACACCACCAGCAGCGGCAGCAGCAGGCTCGTCAGCAAGATGGTTGCCAGCGTCCATATACGACTCCTCCGGGACTCGATCTGGCCGGCTATGCCATCGACCCTGATGGCCAGGGTCCGGCGGTTCTCCTCCGCGGTCGCCACCGACCGCTCGGTGGCCTCGATCCGGGTGAACTGCTCCGCCGTGTCGCTCTCCACGCCATCGAGCCGGTGCAGCACCGCCCGCTGAGCTTCCTGCCATCGTCCCCAGGTAACCGCCTGGTCATCAGGGCGAGCATTCGGCATGCTAGGCCGCCGGGAGAGCCAGGGTGCCGCCGGTCAGCTGGTGGAAGTCCGCGGCCAGCGCCTGCTTGTCGACGCCGTACTCGAAGGCCACAGCGCCCAGGTGCTCGGGCCAGATGCACACCCAGGCCTCCTCAGCCTGGGCGGTCCAGTACGCGTCGGTGAAGCTGGTCTCCTGCGCCCAGGTGATGAACCGCTCATCGCCGCCGAGCGGGCCCGCCCCGGGCGTCCCGTAGCCCCCGGTGAGGACCGAGTGCCCGCCCTCGGCCGCGCTGCCCGCCACCAGGTCCCACGGCTGGCCGGCCTGGAACTGGGCGAGATTGGCTGCCAGCACGTTGACCCCGGTCCAGACATACCCGAAGATCGCGATGGCCGCCTTGACCTCAGCGGCGTCCTGCGGGTTGACCGCGCCGAACGCGACCGCCTTCACCCCGTCCGGGCCGCCGACACGGACCAGGGCCTCCAGCGCGGTCTGGATGTCCATGCCGGCGTCGGCCTGGCTGCCGGGCCCGTCGGCGGCCGGGGAGCCCGCGGGGTCGAAGCCCGGGTTCTGGGTCCTGTAAAACTGCCAGACCTGGTCCTGGTCCGGGTAATGCCCTGGCGGGGCAAGCAGGGTGGTGACCAGCCGCCGGGCGTTGGCCCAGGTGACGGCCACGCAGTCCCCGGCCTCGCCGTTGCCGAGCACCTGCCAGCCGCCGTGCAGCTGGGCCAGGTAGTCGGCTGCGACAGGATAGCCCAGCGGCGCGCCGGGCGCGGTCAGCCGCCACCGGGAGAACTGCATGGCCGGGGCGCGCTTGGGCGGCCTGCGGCCATACCTGCCGGGCTGCGGCATGGGGCCTCCCGGGAAGGACGGAGGGCGGGACCCGCTCTAGAGCCTCGCCCTCCGTATCGACCCCTTAACAGCCGTCGTAGGGAGACCAGTTGGACTGGCCGCCAGCAGCCAGGGCGTTAGCGAAGACCTGGTTCTGCTCGGCCACGCTGGCATGTCCGAAGTCCGCCGGGTTCCCGCCATACGCCGCCCAGGTGCTGGCGGCGAACTGGTACAGGCCGTAGTGCCCGGTGGCGTTCATCACCTGGGCGTTGCCGCCGGATTCGCGGGCGACCACGCACTGGCCGAACGAGCCGCCGGGGTAAGAGCCGCCGGAATACCCGGCGGTGGCGACCTGATGCGGCTGGGAAGCCGGGGCCTGGTAGGCCGGGGCCTGGCGGGAGCCGCAGCTGACGTCCCATCCGTCGCCGTCGCCGTCGCCGCAGTAGTTCGGGTAGCCGTAGGTCACGCCCCAGACTTTCCCGGCCGGGTCGGCGGCCGGAGCGGCGGCAGCGGCCACGGCCGCGACCGCCGCGTGGCAGGCGAGGAGGATGTCCCGCCCGGCGTAGATGAGATCGGCGTCGGGGATGTGGTTGGCGGCGGCCAGGCTGGGATAGTCGCCAGCCGTGCCGCAGAACCGCCCGGAGATGCCCGAGAGCGTGTCCCCGGCCCGGATAAGGTATATGCCGGGAGCCTGGCCCGCGCGGGCGGCTGCATGGCTCTCAGCGGCTGCCAGCAGGACCATGTGACCGTCCTCCGGCAGCGCGGGCGGCACTGCCGGGCGGGCCGGGACCACCGCGGCATGCGCGGCCTCCGGCCTGGGGAAGATGGCGGCAATGGCCGCCATGACGGTGAGCACGGCCGCTATCCTGGCCGCGCGGATGAGGGTACAGGCGTGCTCCAGCATGGTCTCTCCCCGCCCGGCAGGAGCAAGCCGCCGAGACTGCTTCCGGCGCGCCCGGGTCAGGGGGCGCTGCGGACTGGCGTCCTGCGGGCCAGTCGGTAACGGAACGAGGCGACCCTAACAGCAGCCGGAGGCGTCTCGCAGGTAAACGCCGCAGGTCATGGCGTATCTCGGCGCCCGTCGTACTGCTTCAGGAGCCAGTCCACCCCGTTCACCCAGCCCTTTATGTCGCTGCTGGCGCCGCCCTGCTCGGGGAAAAACCGGTGCCACTTCTCCCGGCGCAGCCGCCTGGACCGGCCGATGATGACACTGCCCTCAGCGTGCGGGACGCCCAGCCAGATGATGTACCACTCCGCCGGCTTCTTCTTGTCCCCGCGCTCACGGTGGGTGCCGTCGGGGACGAGCCGCATCCCCACTAGGCGCCCTTACCCCGGCTCAGCAGGTGCTCCTGGTACCGCTGCTCCAGCCAGTCCGGGTAGGTGAAGGTGCCTTTCTTGCTGACGAACGCGAGCCGCGACGGGTCGCGGGGATTGCGGATGTCCTCCTTCTCCGCCCAGGCCCGCAGCCGCGCCCGGTACACGCGGCGCTCCCGGCTGTTCTGCGCGCCGGACACGCTGGGCGAGGCGTCCGGCACGTGGCCTGCCTGCAGGTACGGGGCCAGCTTCTTCTCCAGCGCGGCAAAATTCTCGCCGGTCAGCTCCAGCTCGATCACCTTGCCGACCCAGCCGAGCCTGACCGTACGGTCTGCGCGGACATGACGGCCGGCGGCCAGCTCCAGGTCATCCCACAGCGCGACCTCGATGGTCTTAGCCATGCCTGAACCTAGCCTGCGGCACCTCCCCGGGCGCCCGGTCCGTGACCCGCGCGGCCTCCAGCACGATGGCCCTGTAGGGGCCGCCGGCCCGGGCATCGGCGACCACCCGGAACGTGCGCTTGCCGACCCGGCCCAGCTCCTGCGGGACTTTCTTCCACCTCCTGGAGTACCGGTACCGGTAGATCACGTCGACGTCATAGGCGCCGCCGGGCAAGGTGACCGACCACCGCTCGACCATGCCGCACTCCAGGCAGGTCTCGATGACCAGGTAGCACCCGTCGACCTGCCGGACCGCCTCCACGCCTTTCAGCCGCGAGCCCTTGCGACGGCGCCTGTCCAG